TGGTGCGATGCGGCCTGCCGCGACGACTGGGAGCGCCACTATGCCCGCCACGCCTGACATCGCCGCCGTCTTGCGCCGCCCGTTCGACGAGCAGGTCGCATTCTTCCGCGGCAAGCTCGGCAACCTGGTCCCCACGGCGACATGGCGCGACATCATGCGCTCGGCGCACGACCGCGCATTCATGGTCGCCGGCGCGGCCCGCGCCGACCTCTTGGCCGACCTGGCCGCCGCAGTGGACAAGGCCATCACCGATGGCGAGAGCCTAGACGCCTTCCGCGCACGCTTCGGAGAGATTGTCCGCCGCCATGGGTGGCAGGGCTGGACCGGCGACGACCGCGAGACGCCAGACGCGCCAGGCGGCCCAGGATACGCATGGCGCACTCGCGTCATCTACCGCACCAATCTATCCACCAGCTATGCCGCAGGACGGCTCGCCCAGTTGCGCGCCGCCGGATACCCGCTGTGGGTGTACCGACATGGTGGCAGCCTCGACCCAAGGCCGCAGCACCTCGCCTGGGACGGGCTCACGCTCCCGCCAGACCATCCGTTCTGGCGCACCCACTACCCGCCGTCGGCGTGGGGGTGCTCGTGCTACGTGGTGGGGGCGCGATCCGCCGAGGGCGCGGCCCGGCTGGGCGGCAAGCCAGGCTATACCGCACCGCCAGAAGGCTGGGACGTGCGCGACGCCAAGGGGCGGCTGCCGGGTGTGGATGAGGGGTGGGACTACATGCCGGGCGGGACGTCGGACGTCGTGCAGGCCATCGAGCGCAAGCTGATACATCTGCCGGGCAGGCTCGCCGACGACATGGCACGCGCCGCCAACATCGACGCCGACGATGTGCTCGACAGGGCAATCTCCAACCTCAAAGAGGCCGGCCGCGCCGCGCTTGATGGCCTGCTTGAGACGGTGCTGCCAGACGACCGGGAGCTGGTGCCGGTGATCTCGTTGCGCGGAAGGCCGCTGAGCGAGGCTATTAGTCGCGGGTTCCCCGAGATTTTTCGGCGACACCTGCTCGACTCGATCCGCAAGACGCGCCAGTTTGGAGGGAAGCTCAGCGTCGCGCCGTCCCAGGAGACGAAAGCCGCGCGCCAGACCACAAAGATGCGGCGCATCGCGGCGCGAGTGGCGGCAAAGCTGCCCGCGGACTGGGTGGCCCGCATGCGGCAGGTGCGCGCGACGGTCGACATCGCGAATGGCAGAGGGTCCTTTTCGCTCGCAACGTATGAGCTCGTAACAGACGGATCATCGACCGCCGAGCACGAGTTCTGCCACTTTCTACAGAGCAGGCTGCCTGGCCTCGATCGGATGTTTCAGCGATTGCATCGCTTGCGCACGGCGTCAGACCCTCTTGTCGAGCACGGCAGCCGCGAATACGCACGCAAGGACAACTACATCCATTGGTATTTCGGGCGTGAATATCTATCTTCCGAGTATTCTGCGGATGCTCATGGAGAAGCACGGGAGGTCCTCGCGATGACATACCAGGCGATCCTCGGGGAGGACGAAATGGCGAACGCCATGCTAACCGAGATGATGCATAAAGACCGCGACCTGCTGCACCTTGCCATTGGCGCGCTGCTGCGCTATCGTCCATGACTATGCAGACACTATCGCTCCGCCTCGTCAATGACGGCATCGACACGTCGATTAGCGTGGACTTCGACCGCCACACCATCACCGGTCCCGGCGCCGAGGTCTGGCTGCGCAGGATCGCAGCGTGGGAGCGCGAGCAACAAGGGCGAGATCCAGATTCTCGCGGGTGGATGAGCGCGCCGTGGAGCACAATCTCCGCCAGGATAGAGCATCCGCTTGCGAGCCCGCGGGACTTTGCCGTCTATCTGTATGTCGGCCACCCTTATATCGACCTGCCAGAGGAATTGAAGGCGCTTTTGCCCGAACCCGGGCACTATCCGACACACGACAGCACTGGCAAACTCTGCCGCATCTATTGAGGCGAGAGGCCGCCCCATGATCGAGATAACCATCAACGACAAGGACTTGCGCGACGCGCTCGACCGCCTCAACAAGCGAGTGCAGGACCTCTCCCCAGCGATGCACGACATCGGCCAGGAGCTCATGTACCGCGCTCGCAGGCGATTCGAGACCTCTAGTGGGCCGGATGGCCAGGCGTGGAAGCCAAACGCCCCGGCCACCATCCTCGCCTACCTCTCACGCTTCAGGGGCAGCTTCAGGCGCGACGGCCGCCTCACTAAGCGAGGCGCGGCGCGCGCCGCATCGAAAAAGCCGCTCATCGGCGAGACGCAGCAGCTCCGCCGCATCCACTACACATCTGGCCCAGACTGGGTGACGGTGGGCTCGTCGAGGGACTACGCCGCTATTCATCAGTTCGGCGGGGTTGTCACGACAGGCGGGCGCCGTACCTATATCCCCGCGCGCCCGTTCCTGCCGGTGACCGCTGACGGCGAATGGCTGGGCACGGACGACCGCAGCGCCGTCTTGGACGTCCTGGCTGAATGGCTAGAGGCAGATTGACTCAGCGCCCAATAATGGAGTACGACGCAGCCATGCAGGACTATCAAGTGATCGCCCCAGACGTCGAGGCAGACGACGTCTCCGAGTGGGTGCACCTCATCCCCGCCGGGACGTTCCGGGGCCGCGATGGACGCGGACCGTACAGGCTGGACGTGCAGGCCGTGCTCGACGCTTTCCGCGCACACGGCGCCGACCTCCCTGTGGACTACGAGCACCAGAGCCTGTCCGCCGGGGATAAGGCCGGGCCTGTCCCCGCCGCAGGGTGGATACAGGACCTGGAGGCGCGGGACGACGGCCTGTGGGCTCGCGTCTCATGGACGCCGACTGCGCGGCAGCTCCTGGCCGCCAAAGAATACAGGTACCTCTCCCCCGTCTTCCGCCACGACAAGCAAGGGCGCGTCGTGGCACTGGAAGGCGCGGGGCTGACGCACATGCCTAACCTATACCTTCGGGCGGCTGCCCGACAGGAGGACCCGATGGATTTGACGCCGTTGGCCGAGGCGCTTGGCATCGACCCAAGCGCCGACATCGAGACCATCGCCGCGCACGCGAAGCAGCTGCGCGAAGCAGCGACCCGCGACCCTGACCCAGCGCAATGGGTGCCGATGAGTCAGCACAAGGCGGTGGCTGACGAGCTGGCGCGCCTGCAAGCGGAAATCGCCAAGGGGAAAGCCGAGTCTGCCGTTCGTGAGGCGATGAGCCAAGGGAAACTGTCGCCGGCAATGCGTGACTGGGCGCTTTCGTATGCCGTCAAGGACCCAGATGGGTTCGCCGAATGGGTGAAGGCGGCGCCCGTCGTCGTCACCGCAGACACTACTGTTTCGGCCAACGCCGCGCAGAAGCCGGACATGCTCAGCGACGAAGACCGCTATGTCTGCGCCGCGCTGGGTATCAGTGAATCCGATTTTGCCGCGCACAAACGCGCCGTCGTCAAGGAGTAACGTAAATGGCTATCATCACCCCGCAATTGATCACCGCGCTGCGCATCGGCTACAGCAAGGCGTTCCAGGACGCGCTCGCCGCCACGCAAACCGACTGGCAAAAGGTTGCCACTCGTGTGCCGTCGAGCAATACCTCCAACACCTATGGCTGGCTCAACCAGTTCCCCAAGTTGCGCGAGTGGGTGGGCGACCGCGTGGTCAAGGACATGGCCGCGCAGGGCTACACCGTCGTCAACAAGCTCTACGAGGCGACCGTCGGCGTCAAGCGCACCGACATCGAGGACGACAACGTCGGCGTCTACACGCCGCTGTTTGCCGAGATGGGGCGCGCTGCCAAGGCGCACGCCGACGAGCTGGTGTTCGGCCTGCTGGCCGTGGGCGAGACAACCCTTTGTTATGATGGACAAAACTTTTTCGACGCCGACCACCCCGTCTACCCCAACGTGGACGGTACCGGCACCCCGACACTGGTCTCCAACTATGCCGACGGTGGCGCAAGCCCTGGCCCGGCCTGGTATCTGCTGGACTGCTCGCGCGCACTCAAGCCGCTGATCTTCCAGGAGCGCACCACGCCGGAGCTGGAGGCCATGATCGCGACCAACGACGAGGGCGTGTTCGTGCGGGATGAATACCGCTATGGCATCCGCTACCGATGCAACGCGGGCTTCGGCTTCTGGCAGCTCGCGTACAAGAGCAAGGCCACGCTCGACCAGGCCAACTTCAACGCGGCGGTGGCCGC